AAAAGGGTAAGCAGACCCACTTACCCTTTTAACTATCTGTATAATGGAGGTCATACATGACAGATACAAATACTAATAGCAAAAAAACTGTGCCAAGTAAAGCACACCCAAAAGTTACAGCGACTTTAAGACAAGCAATGCTAGAGTTTCAAAGACTTGCTGTGACTGCCAAGAAAGATGGCAAGAACCCACACTTCAGAAGTAACTACTCTACGTTAGAGTCTGTTATCTCTGCAGTAAATCAGGGTAATCAGTTTGGTTTATTCTTTACCCAAGAGATTGATTATGTTTACACCAGTCACATGGAAACCAAATCAGAAGTAGTCGTAGTCACTACAGTACGTCACGTCATTGATGAATCTACTTATGTATCAAAGCTACCAATCATAATGTCACAAGCTAATTATGAAAACCCACAGAAGATTGGATCAGCTATTACATATGCTAAGCGATATACATTGCAGTCAGTATATGGACTGCCATCAGAAGATGATGATGGTAACGAGGCAAGTAAGCCTACAATCCAAGTCAGCAAACCAAAGATGAAAGGAGAAGATGATGGATTATGATAACACAGATAGAGGAAGTTTCTTTAAACCACGAGCAGATGAAAGTCTGCTTGTGCAAGGGAAACTAAATAGCGAGGGATCAGAGTATCGTATTGTTATTGTAAAAGCCTCACTACCTGATGGTGGTACAGCACGAGATGTCTATGTCAAAGTCGGTACTATGTATGAAAATGACAAGTCATTGAATGAAAAAGCACCTGACTTTAGTGGGCCAGTCACTATGCCAAGCCAAGAAAAACGTAGGATTGCGTGTTGGAAAACCATATCCAAAGATGGCAATACTAAGTTTCTATCGGCACGGATAGGTGACAGCACACCAAGAGTAGAAGAACCAGTAACAAATCAAACTATTGTAGAAGATGAATCAATATTAGGAGGTGAAAATGTCGACGATATCCCGTTCTAAAAAAGATCAAATGATTAGTAAAGCATTAGCAAGAACCCATGACCCTAAAACGTCATGGGAAGCTGCTGAAAAAGTTAAGACAAATAGATTAGAGTCATTTGTATTAGATATAGTAAAAGCACACGGTGATAATGGTTGCACTCATGATGAACTAATGGATCATTATTGGAAGATGTCAGCAAACTTTGCATCACACCACCCTGAATGGACACCTGATGATATGCACTCTGTTGGTAGCATTACACCAAGATATGCAACATTAGAACGAAAGGGTCTGATCATAAGAGATGGCACTACACGGAAAGGTAAAAAGGGTAGAAGTCAACTTGTCATGTACTACAAAAAATAAAATTGATTGGAGGTCAATATGAGAAGAGATGATATAGCAAATGCTAGAAGATTAAATCGTGAGGTTCGTTGTTATAATTGTCAAAAACCTGCTGAGAGAGAAGTGATAAAGCATTATGGTGAAAGACCAAATGAAAAGTATATGGGTAATCTTGAAATTAGAAAAGAGATACCCGTAAAAGATTCAGATGGCAAGATAAGATATAACTATGAATTATTTACTGGTATGTGGGTAATGAAGTTTGGTTATTTCTGTTCTGTAAAATGCGGTTTAATTTGGGCTTGTCATACTATTCAAAAAAGATTCGAAAAGAAAAGAGAAATGGTAAATCCTCTTCCTCCGACAGAAACTGCAAAACTGATGTCTATAATGGATAATCTTAAAAAAAAGTCTTGATTTAAGCCTCATACAGAGGGGGTAAACACCTCCTCTGGTATGATTACAGCCTAAAATATTTACTAAGTCTGTATGTTTTTCATACGGTCAATAAGACGATTAGCTCTATTTGGCACTTGTCTTGCCCATTTAGAGTCTAACATTTGATTCGCAGCCTCTGTCCAATCATTAGAATCTACAGCTTTCTTCATCTTATGAAAACGAGATAGTCGAGGTCTGCCCATATTAAACATCATATTGCATAAAATCTTTTGTGCTTCAGCAGGTAACTCTTCAAACTGTGGATAAAGTAGTTTTATTTCTGCTACACAAGTATATAAATCTGCTTCAAATAATTCGTGTACTCGTTCAGAATCTATTTTTGTACCAACAGCTAATCCATGTTCAGGATCATGCTCACGGATAAGATGACCCACACCTACAGTTGGCAAACCAAGATGATCAAGATATACCTCATGTACTACTCCTTCATCAGCTTTAATTTCTTCTGTCATTTCATTAAAAGTATCTGTGTTCATTCTAACCTCTTATTTTCTATTACACCACACATAGGACATTTCCATACATTCTTTATGGCAGTAAGGATCATGGCAACTTTACATCTCTCACACAAGAGATTAGCCAAAATAAAACCCTAACCAAAAGCTACTGTACCATATAATTAATGTAATTATTGCAAATTTTGTCATCATTATTTTGTTACCTTTTTATATTTTTCAAAAGTACGGAGTCCACCCAATCCGAGCATACCCATCAACACAGTCATCAATGATCCCATATCAAACTCAGGTAATGGTGGTAAAATGACACCAAACATAGCAGTAAAAAATATAACAAATGGTGCTAGGACAAAATGCCACATGAGGGCAATGCCGCATGTCCAGCCAATAAATGGCCTCCACGATGCTACAAACCAATGTCCAGACTTAGCTTCTATCTTATTAACTTCTATCTGAGACTTGGCAAGTTCTTGTGCGTGTTTCTCAGCCATAGTAGCAATATCGTGTGCCAGTTTATTCTTAGTATCTTTGTCCTCAATGAATTTGCCTATTAATTTGGTGGCAGGACCAATCAATGCTTGTATCACCATAACCTCATCTGTTTGTTAACATTTACAAGTTTGCAGTAACAATCATATTTTTGTGTCTGATCACCAATCTTGACTGTTTGATTTGCAAGTCTGTCTTTAAAATAAGTACAGTTGTTTACATTTGATAAATGTAATGTACCTGCAGGATTACCTGCAAGATAGCATAATAAAACAAAAGCAGGTTTCACCCTCTTTTCTCCTTATATAACCATGCTAAGAATACGATAAATCCTATAATAGTACAACAAAGTAATATAATACCTATCCACTCACCAACTTTTCTACGAAATTCTTGACGTTCATAAATTTCTTTTTGCCTTTGTTTTCTTATTTGTCCTTCCATATGCAGTATTTCATTCCAAGAATTAGCACCATAGTGAAAGTTTATAAATGATTTTAGTTCTTGTCGTTGTGCTTCAAGTTTCTTTTTAGCAGTAAAAGCCTCAATAGCAGATGTTTTGATATCATCACCTTTAAATACCTTTTGTAATAGAGATGGATTCTTAGCTTTCTTTTCAGTATTGTCTACATCAGACACAGCACTAAGCCAACGACCTAAATCTTTGCCCATTGATTCAATATCTTTACCGATTGCAAAACCTTTTTTTATGGCACTAAAAGCTTTTGAAGCTGCTGTTAAAGCTAAACCTATAGTTGCTGGATCCACTTTACCTCACTAACAATCCTATCAAAAGGACTATAATTGTACCTGCTGTACCAATCATAATATGTTCTATACGTTTTATACGAAGGATAGTTTCTTTCCATCTCTCTGCACATACAGCTTCATGAGTATCTATTTGTGCTTTTACTTGGTGTGTAGATAATCTAGGCATATAATATAATACTACTCCCCAACTCATATTTCCTCAGGAAAATCAGATATGGGTGCATTTCCAGTTGGCACACCATCTTTCATAGGTACATCAAATAGTTTTTTAAAGTCATCTAATGATTTACAGTCATTAATTTTTTTCTCAATATTATCACAAGCTGCTCTAACTGCATCTCTATAAGTGGCAACATTACTATCTACAGCTTTATCTTTTTCTGCTTTTCTTACAATTTGCCAATCCCATTTAGATAAAAAAATGTTTGCTTTTTCTTTTGTTTGTCTTATCCATATTGTTTTAAGACCTTGATTAATAAGTTTTGTTTTACCATCTTGCTGATATAACTGTTTGCCATCTTTATCTTTAGCATCTTCATCATCAAGTTTTCTTTCAATACCTTTTGACCAATAAAAACGATTATCAAAACTTGTATCTTCATCTTTTTCCCAAACTAACTTAAATTTCTTTTTATCTTCATCACTCCAAACACTCGCCCAGTTATAAGGGTGTTTATAAGTGCCATCTGACCAACTCTTTCCCTCTTTAATTATTACTCCATTATGTTTCCAAACCATATTTATCTCCTATCTTGGATTACTAAACTTAAAAGGTTGCTTTGCAAAACACATATATAAATGTTTATTACCACTATATGATACATCATTATTAGTACCAGTTATTTTAAAACCATTGCTATAAAAATCTACTTCATGACCTGAACTAAATGCTTCAGCTTGTGATGTATCAATTGATATTGCTGTATCATCAATTTCATTTAAACCAGTTCTTTTATCATCAAAAAGTATCCAATTTGTACCACCACTAGAGTATTCTTTTATCAAAAGCCATTGGGGTCTAAATCCAGTATAAATAAATTCTGTGCCAGAGCCACCTGCATTATATGAGCCAAACTTCGAATATCCCTCAACACTATGAAAGACATAGGCAAGACTACCTTCACCATTTGTATTTGTATAATTTAATTCAGCATTAGGAATTACACTATCTGTAGGTTCTGATTTTACTCTAGCATATGTTCCTGCTTGTGTTGTATTACTCAAAAAAATTCCAGTTGTAGTCTCAAAATGACTAAACCAAAATGGCCATTCAAAAGAATTTTCTCTGCCTTTATATATTATTACTTCTGGCTTTGAATTAAGTCCATGCCCTAAAGTAACAGACGTATTACCATCACCAGTCCAAGTTACAATACTAAATCCAGCACTAGGATTTGCTTGAACAGAACAAGTTAAACTACCATCATTATTAGTTGTAGTAGTTCCACCATTAGCTTTCCAATTCCATGCAACTATATTTATACCATTCTCGTTTGTATAATTATTATTAGTAGTCCCTGCTGTTAATGTAAAACCATCTGAACCAAAAGCACTTATATAACCATAAATAGAACTATCAGATTCTGAAGCACCAGTATCACTTCTTAACATTTTATTAACACCTCTACTAGAGTCATACATAACTTTTGCTGAACTATTTGTTCTTTGTGCTATCCATACCCAATCAGGTTGAAAACCTACCCCAGTTATATTTCTTGAGCTTGAGCCATCGCCAGTATAAAGAAGTGAATTAAAATTATCTGTCGGTTGTTCATCTTGTGTAGCACTAAAATTAGTGTCAGGCAAATTTGCAGCACACAATGCTAGATGTCCTGAAGGCACAGCATCATGAAACAAGCCATTACCATTTCCATCTGTATTTGTTCCTGCAGTTTCCTCGCCATTAAATGTTGGATTCTGACCAAAATTGACGTGTATAATTCTACTAACACCACCACTACCATCTCCAGCAACCGGTATATAATCAAACCCAGTATCTAAATCAGCACTTCCAACCGAACTTCCATCTACATAATAAGTTATTGTTGGTGGACTTGCATCCATATCTACAGCAACTCCATATATTAAATCACTAGGTGCAGAACCACTTAAAGAAGTAACAATACTTCCATTATGACGAATCTTATGTTCATAATAGGTAAAATTTGTTTCTCCATAATAATAATCTGTTGTGTTTGCACTTGTACTTGTGCTTGTAACAGATCTATATGCACCTGCACCATCTGCACCATTGACTTTAGCAACACCCATACCACCAGAAATTGCATCTACTTTAAATTCCCAATACCATTTACCACTTGTCATTAAAAAAGTACCAGAATTAAAAGAACGACCTGCTGTGCTTGTTATTACTTTCAATCCACCTTCATCTATTGTATTAGCTGTAACATCTGCAAATTGATCATTAATAGTACAGAAATTATTTTCTGGACAATCTATTATTACATCATGAGAGTTTAAATTTGTTGCTGTAAAATGATTGCCATTGCCACTTGTATCTGCACCAATGCCACTTGCATCAGCACCACTACCAGTTTGTAGAAATTGTAACCTAAAACCATTACTACCATAGGTCACACTTGGCTCAATAGGTATAAGAACACCATTCTTAAATTCAGCAAAAGAACTATAGTCTAATGCTGTTCCACTTACAAAATTAATATCTGCAAAAGTTATATCTGCATAAAAATTACTATTTATACCATATCCAATATAATGAACTACTGCTGCATTTAAATCGGCAATATCTGCTGTTGATGGAAAATTAACTTCTACTCCATTTACCCATAGCTTATTAACAGTATCGTTACCATTTAATGTTACATGATACCAGTTACTTACATCTCTAAAAAAACCAGTTGATCTTCTTACAACTACACCATCATCATTAAGATCTAATTCACCCTCACCAGTACCACCGTCATTATAAATTAAACAAGCATTACTACCACTTCTACCAAAAAGTATTTGTTTCGATTTTGATAAATCATGAAACTTTACCCATGCACTCCAAGTCCATGTATCACCACCATCTGAGGAAAAACTAGGAGATTCTAGTCTAGCTTGACTTGTAGC